CGAGCCAAATCAGGCCTGCACAAGCTGGCAGCGAAGGGGCAGATCCCCAAGCTGTCCGATGGCAGTTTCGACCTTGAGGCGGTGCGATCAGCCCTCATCGCCAACGTCGATCCTGCGAAGGCTTCAGAGGCGTTCACGGGCGTTCACGGGGCTGAGAACGGAGAACGGACCGTCCAACTAGGCGCGGTTGCCGCTCAGGTCGTGTCTCAGGCCTCGCAGGAAGCCTTGCTGGCCACGACGCGGGTCCGGGAGATCCTTCGTGCCGAGGGCATCCACGTCGCCCCTGACGCGGCTCTGACGTTCAATGATGCCAGGACGGCCGAAACCATCGTGAAGGTCTGGCAGCGCGACACGCTGCACGACGAAGCGAAGGGCAGGCTGATCGACGCGGCCGAAGCCGGCCGCCGATGGGCCGACGAAATCACAAAGCTCCGGGCCAGAATGCTCGCCATTCCCGGTGAGGCTGCCTTGGAACTGAGCCACCTCAGCAAGCATGATGTCTCGGTGATCGACCGGATCGTGCGAGATGCCATGATCGCTGGAGCCGATGACCTCGCTCCTTGAGAGTACGATCCGCGCGGCGCGTGCGCGGCTTCGGCCTCCACCTCGTCTTCCTCTTTCGGACTGGATGGAGAAGCACCTTCAGCTTCCCGAGGGCCTTGTTGCAAAGCCTGGCCCGGTTCGTCTCTGGCCTTTTCAGCGCGGCATAGCCGACGCAATCACTGACCCGAGCATCGAACGGGTCACCGTCAAAAAATGCGTCCGCGTCGGTTATACGACCCTGCTGACTGGAGCGACCGCGTCCTACGTCGCGAACGAGCCGGCGCCGATCCTGACGCTCCTGCCCACTGAGGACGACTGCCGAAACTACATCGTCTCGGATTTGGAGCCGATCTTCGACGCTAGCCCAACGGTGGCTGGCGTGCTCTCCACCGGGGCCGATGAGACTGGCCGCAACACCATTCGTCACCGCCGTTTCCCTGGTGGTTCTCTCAAGATCGTCGCGGCCCGATCGCCGCGCAACCTTCGCGCCCACACCGTTCGCATCCTCCTCATCGACGAGGAAGACGCGATGGAGGTCACGAACGAAGGTGACGCGCTCGACCTAGCTATCCGGCGGACGCTCTCGTTCCCGAACCGAAAGATCATCCGCGGCTCGACCCCGACAGATGCCGACACCTCCACCATCTGCCGCGAGTACGACGCGAGCGATCGTCGAGTCTACGAGATCCGGTGTGTGGAGTGCGAGCAGTACGCTGAGCCGAAATGGTCTCAGATCGAATGGACGAAGGACAAGGACGCGGCTGGCAACGTCGTCGCTCATCACCCCCGAACGGCGACGTGGAACTGCCCGAACTGCGGTCTCTTCATCGCCGAGCGGTTCAAGGCCGAGATGGTCGCGAACGGGCGGTGGCGAGCGACCCGGCCCGAGGTTGAAGGCCATGCCGGGTTCGCCCTCTCAGCTCTGATTTCACCTCACGTCAACGCCTCATGGGGCGCGTTGGCGACCGAGTACCTTGAGGTTCACAACGATCCGGATCGCCTCCGGACTTTCCACAACACCCTTCTCGGCGAAGCATGGTCCGAGAGCGTCGATCCAATTACGGCCGACGATACGTCTGCTCGTGTTGAAGCCTTCGGGCTGAACACGGCGACGCCCGATGGCGGCGCTCTCCCGTTCCCCGAGGCGGTGCTTCTTCTGACGGCGGGAGTTGACGTTCAGCCCGATCGGCTGGAGGTCGTCGTCTACGGCTGGGACGCCCTCGGCACCGCCTACGCGATGGCTCACTTCGTCCTTTGGGGTAACGCCCTAGAAGGCATTGTCTGGCGGGAATTGGACGAGCTGCTTCTGCAGAAGTGGCGGCACCCGCTCGGCGGCGCTCTCGGCATCGAATGCACCTGCGTCGACTCTGGCGACGGCGGTACGGTTGAGGCGGTCTACGCCTTCTGCTGGCCTCGTCTGAACCGGAACGTCCTACCGATCAAAGGCATGTGGGGCCGGCGGCCAGTTATTGAACGGTCGAAAGGCCGAGTGTCTGGCGGATCGCTAGGCGGCGAAGGCCGGCTTTGGATCGTGGGTGTCGACGAGATCAAACAGATCCTCGTCACCAAGCTTGCGAACTACCCGGAGCAAGTCAGGTTCTCGGCGAGCCTGCCCCTGTCGTGGTTCGCTCAGCTCTGCTCCGAGCGTCGGGTCATCAAACGGATCGGCGGTAAGCCTGTCCGGCGGTTTGAGCGGATCAAGAACGAACCGGCCGAAGCACTCGACGCCACGGTCTACGCCTTCGCGGCTCGCTACGGGCTGCCATCTATCGATTTCGAAGCGCGCGCTCGCCAACTCGGCGACCGCACGACCGGACCTCGCCCAGCCCCGCAACCGCCGGGCCGGCAGATCCGACGCTCCAGTTACATGGGGAGGTGACGATGGCCTACCCGAATAAGACGGTCGATCAGATCCGCACCGAAAAGCTGATCGCCATTGACAACATCAATCGTATCCTGAACCGCGGTACGACCGAGGTCCGGGACTCCAGCGGGCATCAGGTTAAGCGGGATTTGACCGCGCTGTATCGACGCCGTGATGAACTTCTTGCGGAAGTTGGTGGGTTGGACGGCGACTTAAGCGGGCCGAACGTGCAGACCGGGCATATCCGTCAGGTTCGCATGATCGGCCGCAAGGGCCTCTGACGGCATGGGTCTCCTCTCAAACCTTTTTGGCGGCGGCAAGCGGTCGGCTGCCACGGCCTACTTCGCTCCTGGCCTCGGTTACGAGGGCTCGCGGTTCACCCGTCGACTGCGCTCGTGGTTTCCAGAGCGGGCCAGCATCAACCTGCTTCAGGCGCAGGGCGGTGACGTTCTCCGCGCTCGCACCCGGCAGCTCGCTCGCGACAATGCCCTAGCCGCTTCTGCTGTCGATACGTGGGTCGGGTCCGTCGTTGGCGATGGCATCGTGCCGTCCCCCATGTTGGAGGACAAGGCGCTCAAAGCTGCGATCAAGAATGCTTGGACGCGCTGGACCGATGAGTGTGACGCGGACGGGCTGACTGATTTCTACGGTCTGCAGGCCCTTGTCGCCCGCGCCGTGTTCGTCTCGGGCGAGTGCTTCATCCGGCTTCGCGCCCGCCGGTTGAGCGACGGCCTCAGCGTGCCGTTGCAGCTTCAGATGATTGAGGCCGAGCAGCTTCCACTGAACTACAACGTCGAGCGCAGCACGGACGGCAATGAGATCCGGCACGGGATCGAGTTCGACAGGATCGGCAAGCGGCTTGCCTACCATTTTCTGAAGTCACGCCCAGGCGACGGCGCGTATATGTACGGACAGGAGACGGGCGACCGCGTCCGAGTCCCAGCCTCAGAGGTGCTTCACATCTACCGCCCGCTGGAGTCGGGGCAGATCCGAGGGCAGTCGCAGCTAACCCCGTCGATGGTTCGGCTGCACCTGCTCGACAGCTACGACGACGCCGAACTCGACCGTAAGCGCGTTGCGGCGATGTTCTCGGGCTTCATCAAGAAGAACGCCATCGGCGACCCCCTACCGGTGGTCCCAGGTCATACCCCTGAGGGCTTGGGCGGCGCGTTCGGCGGGTTCGACCCGCAAGCCAACCTCGTCGCTCCGGCCGTGCCTCTTGAGCAGACGGTCGCTGATCTTGAGCCTGGTACGCTCCAAGTTCTGAACCCCGGCGAAGACATCACGTTCTCAGAGCCGGCCGATGTGGGCGGTTCCTACGAGGCGTTTCAGTATCGCCAGCAACTCGCCATTTCGGCTGGTCTGGGTGTCCCCTACGCCTCGATGTCCAACGATGCGTCGAAGGGCAACTTCTCGTCGCAGCGCAGCGTCGAACTCGAATACAAGCGCCGCGTCTCACAGGTTCAGCACCAGGTTCTCGCGTTCCTGATGTGCCGCCCCATCTGGGCTCGCTGGATTGAGACCGCCGCTGTCGCCAATTCCATCCCCGGCCTGACGGCCGGCGTCTACCTTCGCGACCGAGCGCGGCTTGGAACCGTGAAATGGCAGCCGCCGAAGTGGGATTGGGTCGATCCGCTCAAGGATCTGAAGGCGGACGAACTCGAATTGAACCTCGGTCTCTCGTCTCGCACGGCGAAGATCGAAGCCCGCGGCGATGACCCCGACGACGTGGATCGCCTTCGCCGAGAAGACCAGACGCGAGCCGAAGGCATCCGCCAGATCGGCGAGTCTGTCGAAGACCCTAACCCTGTCTCAGAAGCTGCAAGCGCGGCTTAGGCGGATCAGATCATGGATTTTGACTACGGCCCAGGCCGCGACCTCTTGGTCGACGGCTGCATCGTGCTGCACGGCATGGTCGGCGGCGACTTCTGGGACGAGGGCTTCACCTCGACCGACGTCATTCGCGCGCTCGCCACGCTCGGCCGCAATGCCGACGTGACGGTGCGGATCAACTCCGGGGGCGGCATCGCCACCGAGGGCTCGGCGATCCACGCCATCCTCTCGGCCCATAAGGGGCGGGTGACGACGGTCGTCGAGGGCATCGCCGCGTCCGCCGCTTCGATCATCGCCATGGCCGGCGACGAGCGCGTCATGGCGATGGGCGCCCTGATGATGATCCACGACCCCTCCGGCCTGACCATGGGCACGGCCGAGGATCACCTCGACACCGCCCAGGCACTGGAAGTCATCGCCGCATCCATGGCCTCGATCTACGCCGAGGCGACCAAGCGCCCCGTCGAGGAGATCCGGGCAGAGATGTCCGCCGAAACGTGGCTGACGGCCGAGGAAGCCATCGCCAAGGGCTACTCCGACCGGGTCGGCGCCGCCAACGACGACGAGCCCGCACCCTTCCCCTTCCGCTCCTATGCACACGCCCCTGAGCGCTTCGTCGCCATGGCGGATGCGCGGGGGTGGAGTGGACGCAAGCCTGTCACCGCGAGCCAGAAGGCGCCGGCGCGTGCCGACGGCTTCTGGAATGAAATGGAAGTCGGCGACAAGGTTACGATCTTAAGTCCTCATGATCCAGCCCATAATACTGGAACTATTCAGCTTGTGAGCGGAGAAACTCCATACGGCGTCCTGATCGACGGCATGGAGGAAATGGGAATTCACCGTTGGTATACGACGGAAGAACTTGAATACGCTGGCAGTGATGCAGTTGATGACGACACCGTAACTGCCGGGCGTCGAAAAAAGAAGCCTATGCGTCCTATGAAAATGGTCACGCAATCCCTGACGGCTTCTTCCGCATCGTCCACCCACCCCAAAAAGGAGGCTCCTATGCCGGGCTCCAACACCACGGCTACGGGAACTCCTCCCGTTGCCAATGCCTCTGATAACATTGTGCAGCTCGACGAGGCCCGCGCTGCGGGCCGCGCCGAGGCACTCGCCACCGCCCTGCCGCGGGCTCAGGCTGCCGAGATCGCGACGCTGTGCGCCGCCGGCGGTCTGACCGAGATGACCGCCTCCCTCCTCGCCGAGGGCGTCACGGTCGAGCAGGCCAAGGCACGCATCACGGCTGCCGGCCAGATCAAGGATCTCGTCGCCCTGGCGCGCCGCTCCAACCCTGAGATCCCCGAGACCTTCGCTTCGACCATGCTCGCCGAGGGCAAGACGGTCGATCAGGCTCGTGCCGCTCTCTTCGACAAGATGGTGGCTCGTGAAGACGAGACCGCCGTCACCACCCATCACACGGCAGCACCGCAGGCCAGCGCCGGCCCTGATGCGGCCAAGGCCAACATGCGCGCTCAGCTTGAGCGCAACGGCATGCTGAAGAAGGGAGCCTGATCATGGCGACGGTCTACAATTCTCCGATCTACATCGCGGACTGGCTCAAGTTTGAGTCTCCGAGCTACCACTCGCGTGACACCGCG